CCTAATTTCCAAACTATCCAAACATATATTGCATTTTTTATAACAGATATTGAAAACTCTGTTAAAGCAGGTTTCATATCAAAAATTTGATTTTTAACATTTTTACTAAAATCAATTATGTTTGTACCTTGTTTTTTTGTTTCAATAGCGGTTTTCTTTACATCTGAGGCACCCGCGGATGCCGCACCCAGAAAACCTTCTTGTAATAAGGTGTGTTGGGTATTTTGAGAATTTTTTGTTTTATTCTTAGTTTTTTTTTTGGTATTTTCATCATTATCTACCTCAAAATTTTCTATATTTTTATATGGTGAATTAAAACTTGAAGTTATCATATTATATATATAATACAATTTAAAAAATATACAAATTCTTGTGTATTTATTAATTTAAATAAATATAATTCAAAAACACACGTTTATCGTGTGTTTGCTAAACTAGCATTACCTGATTGAAAAATTAAAATATTATATCTTTCTTCTATTACAACTAAGTTATAGGAATATAAATAAATTTCCCAAAATGTTTTGTTAACGCCGATGAAATTTCCATCGCTGTCGCAAACATTCATGGTTTTAGCGTTCGGATCCACCGGTGGTGTATATGTTGAAAACTCAAATTCTATTGTTCTAAATTTACTAAGATTCATAGCACCTGAAGGTTGAAAACAATATGGCTTAGTAGATAATCCAAAATTATAACAATATATCCCTTCTCTAGCACCACCACCAGTTCTTACATATTTTTCGATATAATTAAATACACCCGTATCAAAAATATTTTCTCGATATTTACCATCGACGATCAAACCCCACTGGCTCATTATTTCTTTTTGATTTCCCACACTATAATTTCCCGTAATCTTATAATTAGTTTTAAATATATCATTAAATGAGGGATCTGCCTCCACATAATTTGTCAAACAATCTACGGGAGGATTATAGGCTGGTGTAATAATACAAAATGAACTATCACAGGGGATGGTTAGATCTTTTGCTATATCAACCCCTTCGCCCACGATGGATTCAGTAGTATGTTGCGGTGTAATATTATCAATGGATAAGGCAACAGCATCCTCGTGAGGATCGTAAACATTGTAGGGTAGTTTATCATAGGCCCAATTCGTATAATTAGACCATTCATTTCGTAAATTGACATCTGATCTTTGAAAATGCCACATTAAATTAGATAAACACCCATTAATATCTAACTTTACTTTTTGACTATTAACAACATTATGATGCGTAGTTTGATAAATTTGTTTAACAAGATAACGCTGTGGTTGAGCAGCAAATATTCTTAATTCATCGCTACTAAGGAAAGCATATGTTGAAATTAAGTGAATATCAGATTTCCATTCGTTTTTTTTAATAGGATAAAAATCTGGGCTGATAATATCACTCATGCTGATATCCGTAGTATAAGGTGGTGGTTGTAAAAAACGATAGAATTGGTGAAGCGGATTATTAAAATTAGGTTGAATATAATCACCTACCACCGGAGGAGCGTTTTTAATAGCAGAAGGTATCATTTTCTCAATATCTTTAATCACAAATAATTCTTTAATCGGCCGCATGGTTATTTCAATATGCATCTCACTATATTGCAAACTAATCAAAGGTAGTGCCATTTTTGCAGCAAGTGTAAACCAAATGTTTAATGGTACATATATTTGTTTCCCGCGAATAGAGGGTTCTGGACCTAATGTTGTATAGTCATTAGAATTGTTGGGCCATACATTAGGATAGGTATTTTTACGGCCAAAAGCATTGGCAGGATCATTTAAATCAGGAGTATTACCCGACATTTTATAAAAAAGGTCCTTTTTACTATTCTCAAAATCTCTTTCAATCATCATCTGCAAATAATCTCCGGTAAATTCTTGAATAACCTGACCACCAATCAAAAAACGGATTTGCTTTATCATATTAGCACCAATATTTTTAATCCATTTAAATTCATAGGGTCTCCAAATATTATTTATATTATACGAGGAATCACTAATAGGACATTCTGTAGGCGGTATTATCGAACTCCAAATATGTGGTAATGTCATTACTAAATAAGTGTCCATTAATAAATCTCCGTGTCTAGGTATTTTAAAATTAAATACCGAATGTTTATTTAACTCTAACATACGTTGACCAGTAAAATCTAATCTAAATTTTTGCAATCCAAAATTAGTGTATTTTGCATAAGTCGATTTAAAAAAAGTTTTGGTAGGATTACCGGTTAAATATATACAATCATTTCCTTTGGCAGATAAATTCATTAAGCCACCTGGCATTTAATATACTATATAGATATAAACTTTTATATCTATATAAAATTTTAAACATAAAATATTAAACATCAACTTTTAAACATCAACTGTTAAACATAAAATTTAAACATAATCTAGTAAAAAATAATTCTATTCTAATATAATAGATAGGACATGCCGCCCAAAAAAGATAATATTACACAAGTTTTTAAACTTGCCAGAAGTACTGCAAAATTGGTCATGCAATATTCTACCTTAATTGTGGGTATCGTTATTATTATAGCTTTAATTATATGGACGTCAACAAAATTAACTCTAAACAAAAAAAATTGTACAAATATGGACGCATTAACCGAAATTATGAAAAAAAAAAATACAATAGGGCCTTTAAAAAACAAAGATTGTAATTACAATTTGAATGCTTTTTATATTAAAACCGCTTATAATTGTTGCTGTGCTGGCAATTATAAAAATGATTTTGTTAGTTTATGTGCATTAAAGAATTGCATTTCACAAGGTGTTCGGTGTTTAGATTTCGAAATTTATTCATTAAATGATATGCCGGTCGTCTGTGCTTCCTCGGTGAACAATAATACTATTAAAGAAACATATAATTCTGTACCATTTGATCAAGCCATGACCACCATTGTAAACCATGCTTTAGGAGACTCCCCAGGTATTACTTGTCCCAACCCTACCGACCCGCTAATATTGCATTTAAGAATAATGAGTAATAATGTTAATATATATAATAAAATAGCAAAAATTTTCGCTAGTAAGGATCTTGCCGAATATATTCTAGGACCTAAATATAGTTATCAGTTTTCGGGAGGTTCAGGAAACCCAAGTAAAAATGCTGGCGCCAACATACCTATCATTCATTTACGGAAAAAAATATTTATAATGGTTGATGCCAATAATGCAGAATATCCTATCTTCGAAAAAACTGGTTTATCGGAATATGTTAATTTAGCAACTAATACAACATCAGGGTATGCACAAACCAAACGATTTTTAGATGTTAAAAATGCACAACCAAGCATGCAAGCTTTAATAGACTACAATAAGAAGGGTATCACTGTCTGCATACCTGATCTATCGCCCACTGCTTCCAATTATTCATTTAATATTGCCAAAAGTAAAGGGTGTCAAATGATAGCGATGTGCTTTCAAAGCAATGACCCACAATTGCATGCGTATTCTGCAATGTTTTATGAAAAAGGCGTTGCGTTCGTTCGAAAGCCAGACGATCTATTAGAAGATATTATTTGCATTAAACCCCCGGACCCGCCGCGACAACCAATTGTTCCCACTGAAGTAGAGTTGGTCGTAGATGGTAAAACATTGTCTACTGCTTTATAAAGCATACTATTTAATCCATATATATTTATATAATTATATATATATATTAATGACTACGTCTAAAAAATTATCTTTTCAAGAACGGGAATTAGAAATATTGCGAAATGCCGTTGATCGAGTGGAAAAACAAACAGCACGCGCAAAGATTAATTCTCCGCAAATTAAAAAAATAATAGAGATAGTTGAAATGTTTATTCGAAAAAAAAAACTAATTTGTTACGGAGGAACTGCTATAAATAATATTTTACCGGTGAAAGATCAATTCTATGATAAAACGATTGAGCTACCAGACTATGATTTTTTTTCACCGAATGCATTAAATGATGCGAAAGAGTTAGCGGATATATATTATAACGCCGGATACGGCGATGTCGAAGCAAAAGCTGGGGTACATAACGGAACCTTCAAAGTATTTGTTAATTTTATACCCGTCGCCGACATTACCGCACTGGATAAAGATATATATAAAATTATTAGCGAAGAAGCTATAGTTGTGAATGGCATCAAATATTCACCCCCGAATTTTTTAAGAATGTCCATGTATTTAGAGTTATCTAGACCAAATGGTGATGTCGGTAGATGGGAAAAAATACTGAAACGTTTAATATTATTAAACAAACATTATCCTATTAAAGATCCTAATTGCAGTTCAATCTCATTTATGCGTAAGTTTGAAGGCGACGAGAGCGAAAAAACAGAGATATACAATATTGTTCGGAATACTATAATAAATCAAGGTTTAATATTCTTTGGTGGTTATGCCAGCAGTCTTTATGGTAAATATATGCCCAAACATAAACGCCAGCAATTATTACAAATACCAGATTTTGATGTATTATCAGAAGATTCTGAAACATCCGCAATAATAATAAAAGAAAATTTAGAAGCGGCCGGAATCAAAAATATTAAATTAAAAAAAAAACAAAAAATAGGGGAAAATATACCGGCACACATAGAAGTTATTGTTGAGAAAGACACTGTCTGTTTTATATATCAACCTCTTGCCTGCCATTCATATAATAAAATAAAAGTTCGTGATCAAATCGTTAATGTGGCCACCATTGATACAATGCTGAGTTTTTATTTAGCATTTATGTACTCTAATAAACCTTATTATGACCACAATAGAATAATATGTATGGCACAATATTTATTTCAAGTACAAGCCAAAAATCGTTTAGAACAAAAAGGTCTTTTAAAAAGATTTACGATATCATGCTATGGGAAACAAGAAACTTTAGAAGACATTCGTGCAGAAAAAGCTATAAAATTTAAAGAGTTAAAAGATAAGCGAAACTCCGCCGAGTATGAAGATTATTTTTTAAGATATATTCCCAGTGAAAATAATATGAAAACCACTAGTTCTCAAAAAAAATCATCGAAGTTGAAAAAAAAATCAAATAAATCCAAAAAAACTACGGCAAAAAAACCTGCACATACCAAGAAAAAAAGAAAAACCAGAAAACTCAAACGTAATATTCTTAAAAATTTGATTAATTTTTAAAACATTACATTATTTAGTATTAGTCTAATCGTATTAAACCGATACATATTATATGATATATACAATATGTCTCGACCTTCATGGGATGAATATTTTAAAGAAATTGCATCGTTAACATCGACACGCTCAACATGTAAGCGTTTACATGTCGGTTGTGTTCTTATTAAAGATAACCGCGTTATCTCGCAAGGGTATAATGGTTTTTTAGCTGGTTGCGAACATAAATCTATCATGCGCGATGGTCATGAAATGGGGACTATTCACGCTGAACAAAATGCAATCACGGATTGCGCGAAAAGAGGTGTTAGTTGTGCGGAGGCGACCGCTTATATTACACATTATCCCTGCATATATTGTATGAAAATTCTTTGCTCCGCAGGAATAAAAAAAATTAAATACATTAATGATTATCATAATGATAATTTGGTGAAATATTTTGCGGAGCAAGCTAATATAGAGATAACACAAATATAACACAAATATAACTTATTGCAAGGAACAAATATGATGTCGACCCCAAGTTTCCGGATAATATAAACGACAAATTTTCGATAATCTACCTCTATTTTTTATACTTAATATTTCGTTGTCAAAATCTTTTAAAAAGGTTGTTTTCTTTTTATTTACAATAAAAGAAATAGGCTCGTAACCAAAATCGCCGTATGCTAAATTTAATTCTTTATATTTATTAACATATTCTAAGCCAAGTGCTATAGTTGTGACATAACCACCATATTGTTTTGTATTTTTTAGATATTTATTGATTGCTTCATCAGTATTCATTTTAGGTAAATATTCTACTTTGCCCCCCATTTTTTCTAAATGTGTTACGGGTGCTGCATTTTTAAAACCTAAATAGGGATTGTGTTCAACTATATTTTTTTTGTTTATTGTTCTTTGCCCGCGGGATTCAATATTATATGCCGTTACTTCAGCTTGCATAAAATTAAACATCAGGGTTGCAAAAATCATAATAATTGTAACTACTAATATTTTGGTAATACTAAGAGATGTATTTTCTGACAAAAATCCCAACTCACCAAAAACAGAGGCTATACCTGTCATTATAGATCGTAATAAAAAATATTTTTTGGTACTTTTATTTCTTTTTATTTGTGGGAGCGCCCATCCTCGTCTCGGGTCAACAAAATGTAATATAAGCCCTATCATAACACCCAATATAATTAATACTAGTATGGCTTTAAAAAAAGGAAACATAACAGAAAAAAAACGATGCACCATAGAATTTGTTTTATTATGAATAATAGCAGCACCATCAATAGCAACAGGTTGGGTAAAATTAATATCTTTATTACGTTTTATAGTATGCATATAAGGACCAACTACTAGATCAAATTTGCCATTTGATACATCAACCACAGTATTATTGTGATTGGGCCGCCATTCTTTTTCTGGTGTAAAATTGATGTCAAATTTATATTTTTGTTCTAGTTTAGGTTTTATTTCACTCCATACATCCCAGGACAACCCGCTATACGTATTTTCACTAGTGGCATCTTTTTTGGTCATTAATAACCCATTATCCAATAAAACATTAACTTTAATTACTTCTTTATCACTAACATTCATATAATATATCTAATATAAATTAACATAAAAAATAATAAGATAGTTTATTATTTTTTATTGTGTTTCATTATTTTTCCTTTTTATCGATTTACATTTATCGATTTACATTTATCGATTTACATTTATCGATTTACATTTATCGATTTACTTTTTAATTTTAATTTTTATTTTAAATTTTTATAATTTACAGCCAACCACCATTAAACTTATACTCGGCATATTCCCGCCACCATGCCTCTATTTCACTGGTCATTTTACCTGTGTGAACATCCACATTTTTTTCGGTACATTGAACCTTAAATTGGGGAGCGATATCGGTAGTGACTTTTGGCGTTTGTGGCTGATTTTGAGTTTGAGTTTCCATGGGATTCTTCTTAGTCCCTTCGTTTTTCATGTGCTGAGTATAGTAATATCTATATAAAAGCTTTTCAATTTTTTTTGTTAAATGTTTAAAATACCTCTAACAAATAAGCAACTTTAATACTATATTTACTCTGAAATGTATTTTAATCCTTTCGCTATTAAATAATAAACACTGCCAAATAATATACTATTAAACAAATAACCCTGTATATTCAGATTACCATCATTTTTGAACAGACCTGGAATATTTTTTAAAATAATCTTATGAACGGCGGGCAATTGCATTACAAAATATATAACGGATATTAGCAAAGGTGTTTGCAGTTCATCATAAATATAATCGCATTGCTCTACTTTTTGTTGTTTTTGTGTATGAACATGATTTATTTGCTCAGCCGTTTGATAATTTTTAATATAATCTACTGGTTCATTTGGAATATAATCTACTTTACTTTCGATATCATTTGCGACTGGATGTTGTTCTCGAGGAATATCGCGATCGGGTAATCGTAGTCCACCATTTTTAGATACATTATTGACATCACTAATAACTTGTTTCATATAATCATTTGGGTTTGGTGGTGGTACACGATCTTTAGAATTTTGAGCATCTTCTAAACTTCGTTGTTCTGCTAGTTTTTGCATATTTGCTTCATTACTATTTTTCTCGCTAGCAAGTAGAGTAACATTCGGTGGTGGACCGGTTGAATTTGATACGGGCAACTCGCTTATATTTGTTACACCATTTGCCATTATTTAATATAAATACTCTTAATTATATTAAACAATTTACGCATAATCTACATTTATTTTTTTGGTGTTGCACGTTATGGAGGAAGGTTCAAACGTATAACATTGACCATTATGTTTAAAGGTATTATTAACGATATCTAAATTATGTGGTCCTTTAAAGGAAAAACAATTTTTGTTATCACATGATTTTCTAAATAAACTAGCAAAGCCAAGGCCTAAAATAATTGATACTATGTATGTACCAAACTTTGTATGTATTGATTTTAATATATTTTGTATCATTATAATAAATATAAATATATTAAATAATAATTTATGGTTTTTTATAGTTTGTTAATTTTTTTTTCACCAATATTTAATTCTGTCGTTGGTGTTGATTGTGGTGTATCTCCCATTTGAACTGGAATAGTTTTTACTTTTGTTTCGTCGTCAGGGCATGTTGTTTCTTTGATTTTATATTCAAAACAATTATTGGCTTTATCACGATATCCACAATCTTTAATATTATCAGGAGTAGGATAAACAAAAATAGTTGTTGCATTTGGTGCCGACATCCATACAAATATTAGTCCCACCACAAAGCTGGCCGCAAATATAGATACATTAATAAATTTAGTAAACATATATATATATATATCAAGTAAATAAATTATATTTGTAAGACTTCAGCTTTATCAGAGCCAGATATATATAACTCATTTAACGTATATGGTTCTTGTTCTAACTTTAAAAATGTCTTTTTATCTTCTAAAACACTTTCTTCTGGAGAAACGGCGTTATAAACATACGTTATTTTCTGTAATTTTTCCAGTATTGGTAATAATTGTGATATATATAATTCGATTGATTCTACTATAAAGCTGTTCTTATTGGTTTCATTATAATTGTTTGCTAATAATTTCATTTCATTCACAATTTCATATATTTTGGTAGAAACTTCTTTTTTTTCGCTTAATGTTTTTTTATTATAAATAATATCGAGATAAGCGTCTTGGACCTTATCATGTGCTTTTACAAACCCTGCTAAATGTTTTCGTAATTTATCAAACGTACTAATAGCTTCTTCTTCTGATGTGTAATTAAATAAAATATTTAGTTTTGTTTCTATAATTTTATTTTGAATATTATTTATTTCGCGTGATAAATATTGATATTCTTCCCGTATATTTGTATAATAACCTCGATTTATTTTAATATTAAATCCACAGGGTGTTTCGCCATTGCATGTTGCGGATAATATATTTTTTTTATTGGTAAATAATGTACCACCTACACCATTACACTGCACACATTTTTTTTTAATCTGTAAAATTTTCTGTTTTTTTTGTTCATTATTTAAACTAGGATTGCTCATTATTTTTTGTTTTTGTTTTTTGATTGACATTTCATATTTTTGTTTAAGTTTATAATAATTATGTATTGCTTCTTTTGTTGAATCTTCCATATATATATTTAATTCTGATATTTAATTATTATATTTATCTTTGCAGTGAAGATAATTCGGGATTATTACCCCACATTGGTATATCTGTAATCATGCTATTTTTCTTTTTAATCTCACCAAGTTGATTTAATTTTGAAATAATATACTCTTTCTTCTTTCTATTTTTTATAGCAATTTCTTCTTTACTAATATTACCTTTATATCTATATAACAATATCGAGCCAAAAAAAACCACAAATAATACTACCATCCCTAAATTAAAATACAAATTTATATATTTATCTTTTAATTTTCGACATTCTTTAAGCGTTCCATTGATGTAATATTTAGTTCCAGCTTCAGTTAATGATGGGGTACTCATTAATAAATAAAAGTATTATTTCAAATAATATTATGCATATTAACTATAATGGTAGATACTAAAGATAAAAATGTTCCTAAACCAAGCATGTTATTTTTTTTTGTCATAACCACAATATATGCCGTAGCAAAATATAATATTAGTGTGGATAATTTAACTATAGCTACGTCTTGTTATATTATTACTGTGATAGTTGGACATTATTTAATAAATATGGATATGGTAACCTCGACCTGTAATTCATCTAATTGGAGATTAGCCTTTATGGTGACTATAGTTCCTTGGGTGATGATGTTTTGTACAATAATTCTTATATTATCTGTTTATCCTGGTTGGAAAACACCTTTTTCGAATACTTTTGGTTATATGATGACAAAATTAAGCGGATCAAAAAAGATAATGTCTGAGATTTTCCCACCCGTAGGAGATAGTACAGATGGAAGAGCAAAGGATATTAAAGAATCTTTAGCATACATATATTCTGACCAATCTGTTTTAATTAATGAAGTCACACCAAATAATTTTGATATTTTCTGGAAAAACACTGAGCCAATTAGAAGTGAAAAAAGTAAAACGGGACTAGAAGCAGCTGATCTAAAACAAAAATTTTTAAACTTGGTGAAATTGAAAGATATTGTAGGCGAATATGTCTGGTATTTGTTAACCGGTTCTTTGGTCGTAGCGGTTGGGTATAATTATTTAATTGCCTCAACATGTTCCCCATCCGTCGAAGATATTAAGAAACAAGCAAATAAATATGAAGAAGAAAAACAAAAAAAAGACGATGAAGAGGCAAAAAATGTTAAAACTATATATAGCTCCTAAGAACAAAACATATACTGCAAGTATACTGCAAATATA